TGTTTAATTAGTTCGCTGTGACCATTTTCTTCTAACCATTTAAGAGCACCTGCTCTTTTATCTTCTGGTATAGAACAAAATAAATCGTCTTTAACTGAAATTTGACTTCCGTCTCCTAAATCAAATCTAGTCATATTATTACATGACGCCATAGCATCAGGTAATTCTTTTTCTTCTATCTCACGAATTTCAGCTTTCAAAACTTTAAGTCTTTCTTCTTCTTTCGCAAGGTTCTTTTTCTTATCCACAAGTTTATTTCCTATTGCAGTAACTACTTCTAGTCCACCTTCTGGTAACTTTTCTTTTTTCTTGTGTTTTTCTACTGAATCAAATATCCAGTTTTCTTTACTCATTGCTTTCTCCTTTCTGATATAGATCAATCTTTACATTGTAATAGCATTGATTTTCTCTATCCCATTTAAGCATATTTACTTTTCCATTATTTATATCTGCTGCAGCCATAGACGCAATTCCAATTGCAACTGGATCTCCCATTGCAAGTAAAAAATCGTCATCACTAAAATCTTTTAATTTATTTTTTAGCAATCTAACTACAGGAGCAGGTGAAAGAGTAATCTGTCTTCCGGGTGGTAACATAGGAATTAATTCTCCAAAGCGACCAGCACCTATGACATTTACATTAGGATTTTCTTGCACAATGTAAACTTTAGCCATAATGTTCTCCTTTCTCATTTTTATTATTTACTTATAGTATAGAAGTTATATAAAGTAAAATTATAATTAGAAAACAGAAAGATTAAATGCAAGTTAAATTTATTAATGAAGTTGATTTTTTAAAGTATAAGTTTAAAACTAAACCTTATAAACATCAATATGATGCTTTTTTAAAATCTAAAGATAAAAAATCTTATGCCTTGTTTATGGAACAAGGAACTGGAAAGTCTAAAGTAGTAATAGATAATATAGCTTATCTTTATAGAGAAGGTAAAATTAATTGTGCTGTTATTGCTGCACCTAAAGGTGTCTATCGTAATTGGATAGCATCAGAGTTTAATACTCACATGCCAGATGATGTAAAAAGTTTTACAGATATATGTATATGGAATCCTAGTGAAACTAAATCTAATATAGAAACACTTACTAACTTTTTAAATCCTTCTCATAAACTAAAATTTTTTATAATAAACATAGAAGCTCTATCTACCGACAAAGGTAAAAATTATTTAAATAGATTATTAAACATTACTAATTGTTTTTGGACTATCGATGAAAGTAGTAATATTAAAAATAGAACTGCAAGAAGAACTAAATCTTGTTTAAAGTTAGGTAAACTTGCAAAGTACAAACGAATACTAACAGGAACTCCTGTGACCCAAGGTCCTTTAGACTTGTGGGCTCAAATGCATTTTCTAGATGAATTTATTTTACAAGCTAGTTTTTATGCTTACAGAAATACTTTTTGTGTAATGCGTAGAAGAAGAACATCTACACATAGTTTTGATGAGATTGTCGAGTATCAAAGATTAGATGAACTACAAGAAATACTAGAAGAACATAGCTTTAGAGTAACTAAAGATGAATGTTTAGATTTACCACCTAAAATAAGACTAAAAAGAGAAATAGAGCTTACTCGTGAGCAGAAGGTGATGTATCACACATTAAGAAAACGAGCTATATTAGAACTAGAACAGTCTAAATTAGTGACTGCGCCTCTCGTTATCACACGAATATTAAGGTTACAGCAGATACTATGTGGATTTATTAAATATGACGATGGAACTGAAGAAATTATAAAAGGAACTAATTCTAGGCTTCAAGAACTATTAGAGGTATTGGAAGAGACAACTGGCGGAGTAATTATATGGGCGACATATCGTAATTCAATTAAATTGATCCGTGATACTTTAGCTAAAAAATATGGAGCTAGTAAAGTTGCTACATTTTTTGGTGATACACCAGCAGAAGAAAGACAGAACATAGTTGAACGATTTCAAGCTGGTGAAATTAAATATTTTATAGGTCAACCTAGAACTGGTGGTTATGGTTTAACTTTAACTGCTGCAAAAACCGTAATTTATTTTAATAATACTTATGATATGGAAGTTAGACTACAGTCAGAAGATAGAGCACATAGAATAGGTCAAACTGATAGTGTAACTTATATTGACTTCGTATGTCCTAATACTATTGATGAAAAGATATTACAAGCTTTAAGCACTAAAAAGAAATTAGCAGATCAAATTACAGGTGATAATTGGAAAGAGTTATTTCTTTAATCTTTTTTTCTTACATTGACAACGTGGTCCTGATAACGCTGTTGCAACAGCTTCGCACATACGATCAAGTCCTGCAAAAAATTTATATATAAACCTATCTATCATTTTGGTTTTTTCATTATATCAGCACCTTTTAAACCATAGATAGCAGAAACTACACCAATAAATAAAGCTTGATACCAGAAAGGCATATTGTTAAACTGTTCGAAAAACTTTTCTACCTTCATCATTATTTCTGGATCATCAGAAAAGATAGACCATATTAATAACATGACAGGAGCTGACACCAAAATCAACACAAACTCATCTTTCCATCCCTGTTGATTGTTAGTTATCACTGTTTTTTTATATTCTAATTCACCAGAAGCCATACGTTCTGCATGTTTCATTTCAGCAACTGATTCAAGTTCTCTTGTTTTTCTTCTATTCGTTGCTATACTCATTCCAGTTTTGATAATTCCTGGTACAAGTTTTGATGCTATACTCAGCCACATATTATTTACCTATGATTATTGATAAAACAAATAATACTATTAAAACAATCCATTGTTTTTTATTAAATGCTTCTAAAACTATATTTACTTTATATGTTAATTTATTTTTAATTTTATTGAACATTAATATCCTCCTTGTGCAACCACTCTTTTAAATTAAATCCCGGGCAATTAGGTTTATTATCTTGTATATCGCTATGACCTACTATCTCTACAATATTAGGATTAGTCATTTTAAGTCTTTTAATTAAATCTTTTAAAGATAAAAATTGTTCTAATGTAAAATTATTTTCAGCTCCGCCATCGTCAGCCATACCGCCGATCAAACAAACACCTATACTTTTAGAATTAGCCGCAGGTGCGTGAGCACCTTGAAAACCTTCTGGTCGTCCTACTTCTACTAGACCACCTCTTTTAATAATATAATGGTAACCTATATCATCCCAACCATTATCGTCTACATGCCATTTTTTTATTTCAGTAGCTCCTATATCCATTGATGCTTTTGTTGCAGCACAATGAACTACGATCATTTCTGTTTTTTTTCTTAACTCCATTCAGCACTCCTTTTCGGGACTATTCTACATTTTTTATTAGTTAAGTCTACCGATAATATTTGTATTCGTTTGTCTTTAATTCTAGCTGTTCTAGATATAATACTTCCATCTTTTCTTTTACCTACCATCTTAACATCAAAAAAATGATGATCTAAAGTAGTCGGATGTACAGCCACTAAATCAATTGGAGAATGAGTTTGACTTCCTTTAAATACATAAAAGCCTTTTTCTTGTAGCCAGACTATTGCAAGGTTTTCACAAAGACAACCTTTATTTTTTTGAATCATGTTAATAATTCTATTAAAGTCATTCCTAATCCACTAATTATTAATGCAGCTGCTCCTATAAGTATTTTTTCTAGTCTATTGATTTGTGTTGCTAAAGCGTTTATTTTATCGTGAGTTTGTCTTTGCATAATTCTACAAAGCTTTTCGTGATTATCTAATCTGATTGCTGTTGTAGTTTTTTTCATTATTGAAAACTCTCAATTTCTTTTACTTTAATTTTTTCTCGTTTAGATAAACCATCACCTTCTTTCATAGCTTCTTGAAGTTTATCATAAGAAAAACTTATGCCAGTCCCTGTAACTTGAAATGGTAATTTAGCTAGATATTCAACTACTGGAAAAGTTGGAAGTCCTGTATCTTCATTGAAAGCACCTTTTAAACTTTGATCTACACCAGCACCTGATACAGCTACTTCTGATCCTACACCAAACCTTTGCCAAGCTCCACTTTCATACTGATTAAAGTACTTTAAAAATTTTTTATCATTTAAAGTAGGTGCCCATTTAAAAGCATATGAATTAGCAAACTTTTTTAAAAATAAATCATAGTCTGCTATTTCTGCTCCAAGTTTCCCATCTAATTTATTTAAAAAAAATAAAGCACCTTTAAAAATTACATTTTCATGAGATAAAGGACCGTAAATCATTCTAGTTGCAACTTGTCTTATTTGTTCTGCTTCTATATTAGTTAATGCTTTTCCTCCATTTAACATAATATTATCAATATTTTGCATAAAACTCATTGCAGCCATTACAGTTTTAAAACTTTTAAGACTTTGAGTTCCCATCATATTTTCAAATATTTGTTCATTTTTAGTATTGTTCATCCAATTAAATATTTTTGTTGCATCAAAACTATTTTTTCCAGTAAGAGGTGAAATTGATCTGTTATTAGAAAATAAATTATTTAACAATTGAGCTTTAAGTTGTTCTTGATTTTTAGTTCCTATTTTATTAAAGAATTGTTTAAATGCTTTAGGTGTAATATTAGGATTATTAACTATTTGTTCAGAGATAGTATAAGCATTTAAATCATCTACAGATAAATTTGCTTTAGGAAATATTTTAGGAAAAAACTTATTAGCTTCTGTCATTAATTTAGCTTCGTTAATAGCCATTTCTTCTACCGCTTCTTTTGCAGATGTTAATTTTTTTAATGATTTAAGAGTGTCTTTATCTAAAAATTTTTCAAGTGATTTTCCATGTTTAGACATCCATTGATTAACAGGCATTCCACCATCTACATCGCTTATAAATCTATTTAATACTAAAGTTTTGATTTCATCTATTTTAGTTTTAGATAACTGACCTGAATTTTTTTTAATTAAAGTACCTAAATAATCTGCTGCCGCTAATTGTTCTTTACTATTTCCAAATATTTTTAAAAAAAAATCTTCTCCTACTTGTGCTTTTGCTTTAGATACAACTCCAGTTGTAGTTCCGCCTAATTTATTTATTAGTGAACTTAATACCCCATCTTGAATTAAAGATTTTTGTTTAAAAAATAATGCATTATCTTCCATCAATTTTCCATAAGCAGGAACTTGATCAGCAGCTTGAGTTTTTAATTGTCTTAATTTAAACATTACCATATTGATAGTTTTATCTATGGCTGGATTTGCACCTTTCATACCTTCTAAATTATTCATTAAAGCTTGAACTTTGCTATATTCCATGCTTTTAGTATTTTTAAATTGTGCCTCTAATAATTTTAAATCATTAATAGAACTTTCAACAGTATCTATTAAACCTTTTGAAGTTTGAGTTTGATCTTTATTTTGTTTTAATAACTTTAATTGTTTATTTAAATCTTTTATTTGTGTATTTAAAAATCTAGGAATAGTATCAGATTTAACTGTACCTCTAGCAGGAAACTTAACAAATACATTTTTCATTAACTCTGATTCTTGTCCCATTATTTTATAAGCTGTAGCCATATTAGTAGTTTTTAATTCTCCTACCATATCAACAATTATAGAATTAAAATTTTCTTGTTCTAATTCAACTTTATTAAGTTTATTTTTTGTTAATTTTGTCCAAGCTTCATTTGCTTGTTTAATATTTTTTATAAGAGCAAGTTCATCAGCTTGAGAATAATATTTACTAATATTAATTATGTCTTTCATAATTTCTGTATTAGTAGTAGTTGTATTAATTTTAGTAATATCTATTCCAAATTTTTCTTTAAAAAATTTATTTTGAAATTCTAAATATTGTTTTTCATCTAAAACTAAAGCATCTTTACCTTCTTGACTTACAAATTTAGGATCAGCATCAAGAGTTTTTTTAGATTGAGAAGCTATTGAACCTGTAGCAGATGTAGGATTCATCATTTCTATTGTTTCTTTAACAAAAATTGCGGCTTCTTTTTCTGATAAATTTGCTCTTTCTTTTAGAGCTTCTTTAAACATATTTACTTCTGCAACTTTTTCTTCATTACTCAAACCTGATTTAAAATTTTTAACAAAATCATTTCTTATTTTTGATGGTAGTGTTCCTACTTCACCAGTTAATTCTGAAACAAAAGGTGCTTTAACAAGACCATTTTTAATCATTTTAGCAGCAGTATTAAAAACAGGAATAAGAGCCCTTGTTGCAACTCCAGTAATCATTGCACGTTTTAAAGCTAATTTAACAATATCTTCATCTGTTAAATCTAAATTTACACCTAGTTTTTGACCAGTATATAATTTTATCATTTCAGCAATACCACCACTTGCTGCAGAAGATAAAGCAACAGCGTTAGGTCCACCTTTAGTTGCAGCAATTGCAGCAACAATTTCAGCTGACATTACTCCTATTTCTCCAGTAAAACCTTGTACATCTTTAATTTCTAATCCTGGTTTATTAAATAACCTATATTTATTATCACCACCTAAACTTTCTGGAACTTTATAAATTAATCTTCTTTTACCATCATCAAATTCATAATTTTGTACATGAATTTTATCACCACTATAATTCATGCTTCTATATTCTTTTTGTAAATCTTTAGGAAGATTAGCAACTATTGCATCATGAGCTTGAGTTGCAATAGTCTTATCATCATAATGAGCAAAACTCATTATAGTTCTTGTTTTACCATCTACACCATCTAAATCAGGATTTATTCCAGCTAATTTATAAACTAATTTAGAACTTACTTTATTATCTCCATCTTCTAATTTAGCAAAAGTTTCTTTTGTATTTTTAATATTTAATTTTTCAGCAAGATCAGCTCTACCTTCATCAACTAAAGCTATTCTTAATTCTTTTAATCCATCATTAACTAAATTAAAATCTCTACCATCATTAGCAAACGATTTTAAATCTTTTTCTTTTCTTGTTTCAATTTCGCTTATTACTTTAGCAATTGTTTCATCATTATAATTATTTTTTACAACTTCTTTAGCTTGATCTATCGTAACGTAAGGACCTATATCATTTTCAAAAGTAGAATATAATTCAATTACTTTTTGCATTTCAGGTGTTAATTCAACTTTTGTTGCTTTAGGTAACATTGCATCATCTGGAATTTCTATAATATCGTTTTGATCAACGGTATTATCACCAGCTATCGTTTTAGATGTTGCTAAAGATTCATTAGCAGAGTTATCAATTTCTTCAGTTAAAATATCATCAGCTGCTTTAACTGCTAAATTTTCTTCTACATTTAATTCTGGATTTTCATTTTCTGCTGGAATAACTTTTTCTTCAAGAGTAACGTCAGGTTTTTTTTTAGGCATTAACTCGCCATCGTTACTTTCACCTATGTTATTATTTATATCAATAACAGGGATTTGTTTTTCTTCGTCTTTTGAAGTAACTAAAGATTCACTACTCATTTAGTTTTCCTTACTATTATCTGATAAATCTTTTATATTAGGATATTTTTCTTTCCAACTTTCACCATCAAGAGCTTCTCCGTTACCAGTAACTGTAGTATTAGCACCAGTTCCCTTATTATCACTATTATAAGTAAATCTACCGTAACTAGCTTTACCTCCCATATCTAAAGAAGCTTTAGCAGAGGCTAAAGCAAATGGAGAAAAATCTACTATTTCATTTCCATATTTTTCATAATCTTGAACAAATCCTAATGCTTTTGCTTCTTCATAAATTTGTTCTTTGTCATATTGTGATTCTTCTAATATTTTATTTCTTGTGTTTAAAGCACCAACAGAATTTAATTCAGTATTAAAATCTCTTTTAGATCCTCTTTTAGATCCTCTACTTTCAATAAAATCATTTTTAAAAGCAATTGTTTCTGCATTAATTGTATTTATAGCATCTTGATATACTAAATTTGTTAAATAAGTTTGAGCAGGATCTGATATACTTACTTTTGTAGTTTTTACTACTTCTAAATCTTTATCGGATACTGGAACTAATTTAGTATTAGTTAAAGCAGTTAATACATTTACATTAGTTAATTTATTTGAACTATTAAGAAAATCTGCATCTGTTTCTATCTGTTTAAAAAATTCATTATCTTGTCTTAAACCTACTGGTAATAATTCATTTACTGATTGTAATATTAAAGGAATCTTACTTTTAATTTTACCAACAGGAAGAACTTTATTATTAGTATCAGCTGCAAATTCTTTAACTAATTTTTTTTGTTGATTATATGTAGGTGCTGCACTTACAGCTGATTGTATATCTTCAAACATTTTATCTAAATTATCATATGATCTTATTTCTAATTTAGAAGGTTCATCCATTTCAAAACTTAATTTTAACAAATCTAATTGATTTTTTAGATTACCTTTATTTTTAGTTGCTTCAGCTTTAGCTTTTGCTAATTCTTCTGATTTAACTCTTTTAACTCCAGATCCAAAACCTGATACAACCATACCAAAAGGAGATTGAGCTTTACCAGAACTAATAGGAGTGATCCTCGATGCTCTATCAACCATATCTGTTCCAGCGTAAAATAAAGCACGTTTCCCTGGGTCATCTAATATTGTTTCAATATTAGTTTCAAGTTTAGTAGATATACTTTCAAAAGCTTTTCCTATTGAATTTATTAAACTTTTCTTTTCTTTTTTTTCATCACCATCACCATCACCGTCATTTTTTATACTTTTTAATTTTGCAATTTCTTTTTCTAAAGCAGGTACTTTCTCTGCTAATCTTTTATTTGCTTTATCAGTAACTTGATAACTATCTATTGAAGTTGTTTTAAAAGCATCACCTACTTTTACTTCATCACCTAAATAAGCAGAATTTTCTGCATCAGTCATTTTTTCAAATTCTGCTGCTAAAGCTTGATCATCTTGTACAACGTCAATAGAAATTTTATTATCTTCTTTTTCAGTTTTTTTCGGATAACTACTGTCCATTAAACCTCCTTAAATTCTACATCAAGTTTAGAGTAATCTACCATTAAGTAACCAAACTGATTTGCAATAGAAGCTTGTGGTACTTGATGTGCCATAACACCTTGATATGTTTTATCATCACCTTTATATTTAAAGTTATAAATTTTTACTCCTTTAGGGGATTTACCAACTAATTTAATATCTTTTTTTAATCTTATATCTGACATAAATGGAGCAAGTGCTGTTGCAGCACCAGCTATTTGACCAAAAGGACTTTGACCAGTAACTGGAACTCCAGTATATCCTGATCTTTCTTCTCCATAACTTCTTATAGGAGCACCTGATAAAGCACCAATCATTTGTTTAATTTGTCCAGCACCATATTCTCTTTCTTCTATAAAGTCACGATATTGTTCTGCAAGTCCTGCTTGTTGTATACCACGAGCTTGTGAACCAAATCCAGCAAGTCCTGCTGAAGCTTGTCCTAAAGCACCTAGTTGTGTTTGAGCAGCACTTAATTGAGAACCTAAACCTGACATTTGTGTTGCTCTATCTTGAGCAAATCTATTAGCACCTGATTCAAAACCGGCTTGTCTTAATCTAGCTGATGTATCTCCAGCACTTTCTATAAATCTTTCTGCTCCTAAAACATTTTCAATAGCTTGTCTAGATCCACCAAAAGCTCCTGCACCTACTGCTGAAGCATTCATTGATTGTTGAGATTGACCATAAGCTTCTTTTAAATCTTTTAAAGCTCCTGAAACAACTCTATCTTCATAAGGATTAGCATAAGCTTGTGCAGTTGCAGTATCATAAGTTGTAGCACCTACATTAGCTATTTGTTGACCAATACCTGCAAGTTGACCTGCTTGAGGTACAATTTGATTTCTAAAAATATTTTCTGCTTGTATTTCTGATGGATCTAATTGAGCTATACGTTGACCTTGATAACCCCGATAAGGTTTATTAAATTCTTGTTCACCTCGTCTTAAAGTTCTTTCTTGAATTTCTTTAAAATAAGGCGGAATGTCATAGCTAGTTGTTGACTGCGATGGTGCCTGAACTGTTGTAACACTTGGTTTGAAAATACTACCCATTGACTATATAAGTTCCTCCGATAACTTTAAATCCTAATTTATTAAAAGCTTTGTCTTTTCTTTCAACGTCTTTACCTTGAAAGATTTCGCATATCGCAGTTACTTTGTTTGCTAGTGCGTATTCTTTAAAAACTATCATTATAGAACGAAAGATCCTAAAGTTTCTATGTTTAGGATTAACATGTAACCATAAAATTCTCATGAACTTTTTGTCACTATACCATGTTTCATCGACTGTTGCAGCCAATGTTCCTACAATAATATTTTCATGTTCTACTACTATAACAAAACTATTCTTAATGTAAAATACTATATTTTCAAGAGCTTTAGTATTATTAGTGTTTCCAAAGTTAAATGGAGCCTCTGTAAGCCATGTTTTAAGTAATTCTCTTATTCTAACAGCATCTGATATACGAGCTGGTCTTATTATATATTTATCTTTTTCCATCTTGTTTTATGTTTACTCTTAATGTTCCAAATCTCCAATTATCATCTAGAGCACTATTTTCTATTTTTACATTAGTTTGTCTTCCTCGAATACGAGTATTTAAAAAACTTGTAGTATTACTTACAGTTAAAGTTTCGCCTATTGTAGCAGTATCATTAGGATAATCTTTTACTCTTAAAGTAATAGTTGCATTACCAGTTTGATTTTTAAAATCTGGTATAATTTTATTAATAAAACTAAAAGTTTCACCATCTGCTATATCTCCATCACCAGATTGTATAAATGAAGCTAAAGGTTGTCCATCAGCATTTACTCCTGATTCTTGAGCATAGATAATACTTCTTCCATTAGTTACACCATTAATTGTACTTATACTTGTTGAGTTTGAATTAGGAAAATATTCAGAAGCTAACGGATTTAATTCAACTCCATTATCTTGATAAGTACTTCTATTCATAGTTCCAAAATACCAAGAGTTTTCTAAATAATTATAAATTACATAACGATCAATTTGATCCACGGAGCTAGAACAATAATACCATATTACTTCAGAGAAGTTAGAATTTTGACCAGCATAGACTTGTGAGTATTGAGCTTTATTAATATCGTCAAAGACATGATTAAGTATAGGACAAGGTATTTCTTGAACTGATCCTGCATATCTAAAAAATTGTCCATCAGACATCCAGTAAGCTACATCATCTATTACTATTGCAGAGTTAAGACCAACAGCTCCACAGTCATTACCTAATTGTCTAAAACCAAATATAAAAGGTGGACCAATAAAAGACATTGAATTCATTGTTGTATCTGTCCATACTAGCATAGTTCCTTTAGCAGGTTTTGCACAACGTATTTCACTTCCTCCAGCAATTCTTTGTGATCCTGCAGAATTGACTACGTTAGGTAACCATTGATTATAATTTTCTTGATCAGACCAACGTATAAACATTTTATCTTGACTTGCTGTATTTCCAATTTCAGTTTCTGTACCTAAACATACTACGTGTCTAGTTTCTGTAGATATCATTGAAAGAGTAGAATTAGAAGGTGCATTAGCAACTGCTGTACATCTATTATTAGTCATTCCACCAGATAAATTCCATTCGTAAGTTGCTCCATCTTTTTGAGTAATAATTAAATCTTCTCCCCAATTATTTATAGACCATAACCGAGCATCAAGAACTACATTAGATGATGATCTAGCAGTTCCCCATGTTCCAGTATTCCAAGTACCTGATCCCCAACCAAAACCAAAAGTTTGAATAGGTGGACCTATACCTATTTGATAAGTTGCAGTACAATTAGCTGTAGGTGCAACATTAGCATTTGCTGTAGCACTACTTTGAACAACATAAGCATCTGTGTTTGATATAGTTAATATTTCATATTCAGCATCAAGAGTTGCAGCTGGAATTCCACCTACTGTAGCTGTAACATTACTTAAAGTTACAAAATCTCCTTGAGAAGCTCCATGACCAGTATCCATAATAGTAATTGAATTACTACCAGCTGTAGTACTTATTGCATTAGTTAATGAATCAGTTGATCTAATAGGAGTAATATCTTGACTTGTACCTGAAGCATAAGCATAAATTTTTCTATCTGTTCCAAGAGCTTCGTAACGACCACCATCTAAACCAAACCATTGTTCTAAAGCTCGTCCTACACCAACATAATAACCAGTACTAAATTTAGTCCATCCACCTATTTTTTGTGGTAGACCTTTTCTAAATCTTACTTTATCGCAATTAATCCATTTACTTTCAGCACCTGTAGGTGTGTTTTCAGTATCTATTCCAGGTTGAAAATTTAATTGAGTTAATGGCATAAATTTATACTATTTTTTTGTTATTATATATTAAATAAAAGAAAGAAGTAAGCCTATTTTACAGCTTTTTCCAAGTATCTGGATTAGGTATTAAAATCTCACTTATAGTATTTACTTTAGAAGTCATTATAATATCACCACTTATTGATATACGAGGGGAGGATTCTTCTGTTTTTTCAGTTCCATGTTTTAAAGAACTAGGAAAAATAATTAATTGACCAGGTTCATTATTTATTAATAAATTTTGATGATTTTGATCATTCCACTCTGTAGCATCTGGCATATAAAATCTTTGATTTGGTTCATAAAATGTTATTGATGAATGATTTTTATTTTTTAAAATGTAATAAACAAAACTAAAATGACTAGCTCCATGATCATGTGCTGATATGTGTTCTCCTTTTTCAGTGTAAGCTACCCAAGATTTTGTTATATAATAATTAACATTTTTATACTTTAAATTATTTAAAAATATATTTAAATTAATTTGTAAAGAATTAAAAAATTTATTAAATTTTTTATTAAGCTGTAACTGATCTCCATAAAGAACTTCGAATGAATCTAATAAAGGACCAGCTTTATCAGATGTAAAAGAATAACCTGTTTTATGTGACTCATAATATTTATTTCTAAATTTAGGAGGACATATTTCTTTTTCAATTATAGGTATTAATTCATTATTAATTTCTTCAAAATTATTTAATTTAGAAATTCCTATTAAAGAGCCTAGTATTCTAGCTGTCTCCATCTAATTTTCCCATAGAATCAAACCATATATAGCTATTTAATTTAGATATAAATTTTTCCATATCATTATCTTTTACTATATAAGCTTCAGTTTCTGTGCAAAAATTTTTAATTGCTTCGTATCTATGATGACCATCTAGTAAAATATTATTAGTATCTATAACTAACGGACATAGTAAACCATTAAGTTTAATATCAATTTCAAGTTGATCTATTAATTCTTGATTATTATTTTCTTGATTAGGTTTAATATCTTTTATTATAACTTTTTTTATTAAACTATTAAATACAATTTTTTTTGGTTGTAAAAACATTTATTGTACACGAAGAAATCTATATTGAAGTTCTCCATTACCACCATTACCACCATTTGTACGACCACCATTTACTTGAGCAGATCCACCAGCTCCACCAGAACCTCTAGTTCCCGGGCCACCTGCAGTTCCTGATCCTGAAGAAGATCCACCAGTTCCACCACTTATATTTCCTGCATAAGAATTACCACCATCTGAACCATTAATTCTACAGTTGTCTCCACCACAGTTTCCATTATTAGCTCCTACCGAACCATTACCTGATTGATTAAAAGTTCCAACTGGTCCACCATTTAAACTTGTTACATTTACAGTTGAACCATTTGAATCTCTAAAAGTTCCAGATGTAATTGCAGTTCCATTAATAGTTGCTGATCCTGCGGATCCAGATGAATTACTTCTTAATGGTCCTTTAACACCTCCGTTCAATCCACTTGATCCTCCACCTCCTCCAAGAGTAAATAAAGCTCCTGCATTTGATCCAGATAAGGTAGTGCTTGCACCCCCACTTGCTGAAAGATTAAATTGATTTCCACTATTATTAGCTGCTCCACCTGCGCCAATTGAATACGATAAAGTTTCTCCTTGTGTAACACTAAATACTTTATCAGATATATAAGCTCCTGATCCACCACCAGCTCCTGATGATTCTCCACCTGCTTTATCATAATCTGCTCCTTTAATAGAACCTCCACCTCCTCCTACTGAAGCTTGAATATGAATTGCATTAGAACCTTGAGGAACTGTAAAAGTTCCAGAACCAGAACTTAATGTTTGAATTGAACCTGGAGTAAATGCTGCAAAGACTAATTTCCAAACGCCTGATACTTTACCATAAATTTCGTCTGCTTCTTTCCAAACGCCTGATACTTTTCCATATGCGTTGACTATCTCTTGAAATGTTCCTGATACTTTACCATAAGTATTAGCCATTATAATCTCGTATATCCTAATGCTTCATCAGTATTAATTTGATCTGGATCTTCTAAAATATCAATTCTTTTTACCAAAGTAACATTACCTTTTTCATTTTTAAAAACTTCTTCTACATTTTTTATATTAGAATTTGACGTATAAATTTCTTCTAGACTTGTTATTTCATTAGTTGAATAATAAAACTTGTAAACAGCCATTTAAATTCCTATGAATATTTAAACCAAATATCTCCATCACTTCCACCCGATGGACTTGAAGTACTTATTGTAAATTTTCTTTGAAGTTTTGCAGCAGTTACTGCATCAGTTCCTAGTTTAGCTGTAATTACTGCACCGTCTAAAATTTTTGCAGAAGTAATATTATTGTCTAAAATTTTTGCAGTTGTAACTGCGTCATCTGCAATTTTTGCAGTTGTAATATTACTATCTAAAATTTTTGCTGTTGTAATTGCATTATCAGCAATTTGTGCAGTTCCTATACTTCCTTGTAAAGTATTTAAAGCAATTTCAGTTATATTAGTTCCATCTGAAAAAGCTGCACTTATTTTACCTTGTTCTAAAGTAAAACCAGTTCCACCTACAGTTTTAAAAGTTAAAGTATTTCCACCGTGAGTAGTAGCATCTTGTAATATGTAAAATTTTTCTATTCCATTTGGAACTAAAACTTGTCTTGCTGCTGCTAGAGTTCCAGTGAATTTTAATATCATATTTCTAGCATTAGAAATAGAAGCATCTGTCATTGCTAAAGTAACATCAGCACTAGCTACATCAATAGACTGAAAACCAGATATTGCTTGTTGTATTAAATTTAGATTATTATTAGTTTTATCTCCCCAAGTACTAGCATTTTCTCCAGTAGCTTGAAGCTCTAATTTAAGGTCTGATGAATAAGATGAAGCCATATAATTTTATACTCCTATTTTGTTATTTTGTAAATTACTAAATATTTGTCCAAGTAGTTGTATTTCCTGTAGTAATATCAGTCCATGTAACATTTCCTCCAGGAGGAATTGGATCCCAAAATCTTAATGTAGCAGGTATAATAGTCATTTGTTGTCCTGCAACACTTACTGTATTTCCAGTACTAGTTACAACTGAAGCTAATGTCATTGTAAGTTCTTGACCAGTGATATCTAATATTTGTTGAGAACTAATTATAATTGAACCTGTATTAGTATTAGCAGCTTCTCCTACAATAGAAATTAAATTAGTAGTTGAAGGTATAAAAGAATTTAAACCTACTGTTAATCCTTGACCAGTTATTCCTACAAAATCATTAGTAGATAAAATTGGGTTTCCTAAAGTTGTTGTTACTTCTAATTCAGGAACTACAATAGTCATATTTCCATCACCAGATATTGAGTAAGTTCCTATTGACGTATTAATTTCTTGACCTGGTAAAAGTATTACTTGATCAGAATCAATAGTAACTGAACCAACAGAAGTATTTATTTGTTGACCAGTTAATAAATAAGAAGATTTAACACCTACAATACCTGTAGAAATAGTGGCTTGTTGACCTGATACACTTATAATTGCACTAGCGCCACCTAAAGCTGAAATTGGAGATTGTGAGAGTGCGGTAATCCCTAACACGGTTTACCTCGCAGTTGCTGGTATGTTGTTAGATCCTACTAAAGGTGCTGCCGCAAATGCCATGTAGATGTATGTTGAACCAGAACCATTTACATCTGTATTAGATTGACGAATTTTTATTCCATTCGATAAAAAATCTACTCCATTATAACCATTACCTATTGATTCTGCTGCATTAGAATTTGGATATAAATTTACATCAGTTTCATTAAATGTATCTCTTTTGTTATCTACTATATGCCAATCTGCTGTTCCACTTGATCTTTTCCATAAATAGAATGCAGGTTTAAATCCTGTATAAACAAATGTTCCATCAGCATTACCATTACCAACATAAGAACCAAACTTGCTATAACCAGTTTTTTCTGCGAAGCAGTAAGCAATAATATTATCGCCACTTTCATTTGTGTCATTACTTGTACCAACACTAAATACTGAATTTGTTGGAGCTGTTGAATTAAACATTGGACTAGGATAATTTGCTTCTGCACCAGTACTATTTAGTTGTAAATTATAAAGACCACCACCAGATAATTTGTGATGTAGGACACCCCAATTTCTTGTAGTATCTAAATTTTTAAAAATAATCATTTTAGGAACTGCACCTAATCCATGACCTACAGTAGCATTAGCACCTGTTCCTGTATATTTAACAATACTAAATCCTGCTGTAGTATTAACACTAACAGTAGAATTTATAGAACCTGCTGTATTAGCTGAACCTGTTCCATTTGCTTTCCAGTTCCAGGATACATAAGTTTTACCACTATCATTTACCCAACCACTTGTTCCTACTGTAAAACCATCAGTATTAAATGATTGTAATACAGTTGAATAATCACCTTCAACTTGTGTACTATTTGGAACTAAAGATTTTTGTGCACCTCTAACTGCATCATAAAGATTATGGTCTTCTGTATGAGTTCTGCATTTAATCCATGTCCAATCAGGTTGAAATCCAACTCCTGTTATTGCATGACCACTTGTATCATTACCAGAATAAAGTTTAGTATTAAAATAATCTCCAGATTTATTAATTGTTGTGTATGCCATTATAAGTTTAATCCTTTTGTTGATAAAGCTGTGTAGCCTGTTGGTACATCATACTCAAATATTCCATTACCACTTGCGTTAGTTCCTGCACTAGATACTGCTGTTGTTCCGAAGTAGCCATTGCCGAAGTTATAAGATGCTTGTGGAATACCAGTATTGTTAGTGTTATAGAAAACAGAACATGGAAATACTGCATCTCTACCTGTTGTACTTAATGCAACATTTGAAACAAAAGCACTTCCATTTTTATAAAAAGTAATAGTGTAATTATCCATATCACAAGCTACTCCCATAATATCGTTTGTAGCATAAGTTCCATAATCTTGAGTTGTAACAACATTATCTTTTCTGATTTCTCCACCATCTATATTGTAAAAACCTGTATATCCTGTTTGGTTCATTGGATTTGATGTATTAGCTGTTAAAATATTTGAACCCATAACACCATTATTGTAGCAGTTATGAACATTATCAAATTTAATTTCCCAATAATATTTACCAGATGTCATACCAAGTGTACTAACAGCAAGTTTCCAACTATTTCCTTGTGCAGCATTACTTTGACAAGATGTATTACCATTAGTTAAAAGCATCATTTCTCCTGCGTTATTAACTAAAGGATTTAATGTAGCAAAAACATTGCTTGGATTATCTTCTGTTTTTGTAAGTGTACCACCACCAACTGTAAAGTTATTACTATTACCAGATTGGTCTGTTACTGAATTTCCATCTTCTAAAATAAAGAAACCATTGTTTCCATAAGTTACACTTGGAGAAGTATTTATTTTCCATTCCCCAGTTGTTGCATCTGTTGAACCAAATGCTGATGCGTCATAAGCATATCCATCACAATAATGTGCATGACTAATTATTCCATCAAAATTATTACTTGAAGTTTCATATGCACCAAATAGTTGAGTATGACCACCTAAAGCACTCGGTGCTTCTAACATATGAGAAGGATTATTATTTGTAGCTAAATCTGCTAATTCACCATTAATATATAATTTAGTTCTGTCTGCTACAGTTGATAGTGTGCTATTGTATTTACATACAATATGATAATATCCATTTACATCTCTTAAAGAAGCACTTGTATATTTTTCAACTACTTTTGTACCACCAGAATTATATTCTACCCATTCAAAACGACAGTTATCAGCAGAATTATCAAATTGAATTACATACCAATGATTACCACCATTGTATCCTAAAATACATTTTCTTCCTGATACATTTGCAATTTTACACCAAGCACTAAAAGTAAATTTAGTTGCGTTAGTTGGTGTAACTGTTGTTCTTGATAAATATGTACTAGCCATTAGTTAAATTGTCCTCCACCTG